ATTTCTAGGCTCTGTATTTAAAATATTGGTTGTGGCTGCAACACCATCAACAAATAAATCTAAAACATTATTAGAAAAAACTAATTTAAAATCGTGCCAATCAAAAACACTTAAAACCGTTATAGAAGATTCGTTATTGTTTACATTATTGGATAAATAATTTGCTCTAAACACTGTATTTGTTTCACCAAATATTCCAACTGAGTTTGCGCTGTTTCCATTTGAAACCGAAATGTAATCGTTTAAATATGAAAATTTAGCAGTAAACTCTAAAGTAAAATTACTACTATCAATATACTGACTAATATCTCCTGTTTGAATACCTGTATCTGCTAATCTTATTGCAGTTGCTCCGTTTGTTGGAATGTATGATGTTGCTACTGAGCCTTGTTCAAGTTGTGCGCCATAAACTAAAATGTTTGCATTGTCAGAAGTTACAGAAGAACCTCTTAGACCTAATTTCATAGTCCTCGTGCCTGTATTACCTCCTACTCTTGAAGTCTCTAACCTTTGCCATTGATTGGTAGCAGTGATTACTAAGAATCGTTGGCTATCGCTATCAAGAGTAACAACGTAATCGTTAGAATCTGCTGACTTTATCCATATTGAAGATGTCAATTCTTGACCATTTGTTGCACTGTAACTAATTTCCAATAATGAGTTATCCGAAGAAGTATTTCCTCCGTTTAAATCGAACTGTAAATTTGTTGCGTTACTTGTTCCGTCTGGACTTACTGCATTGTTTGAATTTACAACAACGGAACTACCCGAACCCGAAGTAGAATCATTCCATTGAGTAAAATCTTCACTATACTCAATCAAATTCGATGCTTGTGGTTCTGGTAAAAGAGCAGGTTCTCCACTTGACCAATCAAATCTTGGTACGTTAGGCAAAGCGGTTTCAATCAACCCTCTTTTGTTTACAAATGTTGCGTTTGAATTTCTTGAAATTGATAAATCAGCAGCAGAAACATCCGGCACGGCAATTCCAATTTTTCCTGCACCTTTAGAGTGCCCTGCTTTGAAATAAAAATCAGCATCTAAGTTCGCTTCTATTTCGTTATCCAACTGTACAAGTCTTTCGGTCGTGAAACCATCAACAACACCCCTTTCTGCGTGTGTGTAAGCATCTGAACCAACTAAAAGAATATTTTCCGTATCTGTTGATCTTGTTTGGTTGTCAGCAATATCAGATTCATTTTGTGTAATGTCTAATGTATTTTGTGCAATATCAGAAATATTTTGCGCTATCTCTACATCGTTAGAATCTATTTGACCTTGTAAATCTGCGTCTAAATTAAAAGCCCCTTGACTTGTGAAAACATCTTGGCTTCCGTTTGTTGCTAAATCTGTTTTTGAACCTGCAACTGTTTGATAAGCAGTTTTTGTGTATGCTGCTCCGTCCCATTCATAATTGCCATTTTTAGCTTCGTCTGGTGCAGTCTCTCCATCTACAATGTAAGCAGTAGAAGTATCACCTGCAACAGGCAAGAAACTACGACCATCACCCTCATCGACAATAGTATCTGCTCTTATTACTCCACTCGTTTGATTGGCTTCTAATGTTTCTATATTTGTAGCGTGTGCATTTACAACGTTTTTTATTTCGTTATCATTTGCAGCAGTATGCTTGTTTATTTCTGCTATTTCTGTCCTTGCGTTTAATGCTACTTTGTCAGTATAATTTATTCTATTAGCCATTTTTTATTTTTTAAAGTTCAAAATTTAGTTCTTCGTCTAATGCTCCTATTATGTCTGGGTTTGATATTGGTTCGCCATATCCTGTTATACTTGCGTTAAAAGATACAAACTCGTCTATGTTTGCAGTATCTCCCAAAGATACAATATAACCTTTTCCATAATCTGATACCCCTACATCGTTTTCAATCTTCCATTCTATCAACTCACGACCTCTTTTAAAGGTTCTTATGTCGTTAAATGTGCAAAATGTAGCAGACAAAGAGTCTTGTAATATTAAACCACTAAAGTCTATATTATAGCTTTGTATTGTAGGTCGAGAAGTTGCCCATCCGTTTGGGTTTGTTCTTACCGTAGTGCTTATTGTTTCAACTGATTCAGAAAAACTATTCTCAGTTAAGCAACCCACAGGCAAGTAGTTTCCTCTCACCTTAATACTCAAAACTTTATACGCTCCGTTTGTAAAATTACTCATATTGTAAAAATACAATTTTTATTTTTAACTATCCTCGAATGGTAGGCTCTACCACGTTGTCGGTTTCTATGACTGTCTCAACACTTAAATCAGTCAAAGCAGTACCGTACATTTGCTTAATTTCCATAGAAATAACATTGTTATAAGTGTCGTAAGAGTATTTAGTTACTCCGTACTTTCCTGCTCTTTGGTCGATGTTTACTCTGCTCAAATAGTCAAAATACCCAAACACATCACCGCTGAAAATACGCATTGTTTTTGCCGTCATTCTCATCGTTTCGCTGCCCATTATCTCTAAAATAGGTTTGTTTACTTCTCCGTCTACTAAAACAGTAAAAGTTTTTATAAAACTAACTAAATCGTCCTCTATTACGTTATTTTCTACGAAGTTGTTTGATTCTATACGTGTTCCCGTAAATGGAACACCTCCAGGCACGAACAAATCACCTATAGTTGTATCGGTATAATAATTTACAGATATTGCAGACCGTGTTTTGCCGTTTTCGTCTGTTATAGTTGTCGCTCCTGTTAAGTCTACATCGGGAAAATAATATAAAAAATTAGTACTTCCTCCGTAGTTTGGTGCAAATACGTTCGGTTTTACATAATAATTTGTAGTAGATTGATAAATGTTTTCTTTTCTGTACCAATTTTCGGTAGGTGTTACCCTATCCGATTTATACAAAGTGCCTAAATAAGCGTTTAAAGGATCGTCTCCGCTTAAAACCTTTTTAGTGTTTAATATTCTTGCGCTTGGTTTTTCTGTTCTTTGAAAAGTGTATTCTAATCCTTTTGAGTTTTGTCCTTGTTGCTCTGAAAAAAATAAAAACAACTCAGACAAGTAAATAGTTCCAGGATTAAAAAAAACCTCAGAATCTATATAAACGGCTAAATATATTAACCCGTTTATAGGCACGTTTAAAATTTGAATATCTGTTGTGACTTGATTGGTAGAAGCCCCTACTACTCCCGATGTACCAGACACGGAACTTAATAAAATCCAAGTATTATCAAACTGTCTATATCTATAAACTACCGCACTCGGGTTGTTTATATCTATATCTGAGACATATATTGCATAATCTAAATTACTTGCCTCAACAACGTTTGGATTGGAAAAAGGTAGTAGTTTTATAGTTGTTCTTAGGGTTAAATTAGAAGTAGACTCAACTAAAGCCCCATCTGACAAGAGTATCGCATCGTTAATATTAACGCTTTGTTGCGTGCTTGCTGATCTTATAGTAACACCATTGCCTCCAGATTCTGGCTCATCATAATAAAAATCATTCCCTCCAAAAGTCCAAAAATCAACAACTCCATCATCATTATAAATGTCTTTATTATTAGTTAATGGTCTTGTGTCTCCAAACTTGTAATTTATTCTGTAAGCTCCAACACTTGGGATGTTTGTAAATCTCTGGTTTGCGTTTGCGTGATGTGGGTAGAACTCATCTAATTGGCTTCCTATTGTAAAATCAAAATCTATTGTTTCGGTACCTAAAGAAGTACCTAAATAGTCATATTTAAAAAAAGTTATATTAGAGTCGTTAAATAATTCGTTTGGCTTGTATATCGTCCATTCTCCCTTATTAGATACTAAAACTGCACCATAAGGCTCTAAAATGTCTTTTACAACCTCCTCACAACTTGAAATAGTACCTCCATCATCTCTTACGTATCTACTGCAGTCAACAAAAACATTCTCTAAAACACTCTCTGTATCTGCCAAAGTGTCATAAAAGATATTTATAGCAACGTTTATATTTTCCTGTATTCCCGTTCTTCGTAGTGCAAGAGATAAAATCTCTAATTGTGATTTAATACCTACGATATTAAAGCCGTTATTATCCACGAAAGATAATTCTTTTAAATATCCAAGCCCATCAATACAATCAAATGAAACCTGCCATTTGTCGTTTACATAGTCCTCAAAAAAACCCTCTGGATTTAACCAACCTCTAAAAAGTATTTGACTATCTCGCTTGTATGTACATAGAAAAGTTTTCTCATTCTCCTCAAATAACTCTTCAAAAGTTAAATCTACATCAGCCTCTAAGTCTACACGTAAACCTTGACCTCTGATCGCTTCTAAATTTTCTTTTACTTGTCCATAGTCTAAAGTAATACGACCATAAACCTCAATAGGCGAACCCGTGTAATTGTCGTCAAACAATTCAAAGTGATGTTCTACCCCTACAATATCATCGTATTTTAATTCGTATTTTAATGCCATTTAGCCTAAACTTAAATTACCGCTTAAAGATTTATTTCTGTTTAGCGTGTTACTTATTACACCTACTAATTTTGTTCCCTGTATTTCAAATACAACGTTTTGCAATGAGTTACTGCCTCCAGAATTACCAAAGTTTGTATTTGTATTTGTCGGTGCGTTTGCTCCTATATTTCCACTTGATCCCGTGTCTCCACTAAAACCTCCACTACCTTTATTTGCTAAACTACCCATGGCAGAACCTGCAGCAGATAAAGCAATACCCACTCCAATCGCTGCTATTCCTGCGATTATTGCCTTTGTTCCACCTGTTTTTATAACATTATCAAGTTTCCCTTTAATAACAGCTAAAGTTCCGTATTGAATTAGCAACTTACCCATGTCAGAAAGAAACCCCCCTAAGCCTGCTAAAATAGCGTTACCCGCAGCGTTTAACACATTGCCCCCTGTTGCTAATGCGTTACCTATGGCATCGCCTAAGCCCGAAAAAGTTCCAGCAATTGATCCGCTTATTATATCATTCGCACCATTGTTTAAATCCATTAAACCCTGTTGTATATTTGCTTGATGCTCTGCAAGTCTTGCTTCATCATCTGTCATTTTTTCTGAAGATGGTATTAAAGCAGAACCAACCAATCCACCGACCCCCATGCCTGTCTCGTCTATTCCAGACGCTTGTGGGTTAAAAGAGTTTCCAGAAGCACCCTCTGAAACTCCGTCAGAGAAAAAAGAACCCACACTATTACCCACACTCTTAGCAAACTCTTTTACATTGTCTGCCATATTAGAAAGACCCTCTTTTAGCTTTTCTGGTGTAGTCTCTTCTAAGTTTCCTTTTATTATTCTATTCAAAGAGTCTGTAACGGCTTGCCCTATCTCTTCACCTGCTTCTTCTCCGTTTTTAACTACCTCTTTTTCTAAATTGTCAAAACCCTCGCCTAATGCTTTGCCTACATCTTTAACACCCTCCATTATTTTACCCTTATTCAAGGTAAAAGCACCCTCTAAAACTTTTCCTACTCCAGAGTACAAGTTCATTATATTATTTCCTACTGTCTTTAATAATGCCCAAATGTTTTTAAATTGCAGTTTAGCACTTATCCAAACAAATTTAAAAGACAATCCTATAGCTTCTATAACACTTCTTAAACCTGCGCTTTGATTGTATATTTTAACAAACCAATTATAAAAGTCAGATACTACATCAATAACCTCATCAAAGTTTTTGTATATTAATACACCTAAAGCAGCTATAGCAGCAGCAACCAAACCTACAGGAGTAAGCAATGCACCCACAACAGTAAGCAACCCACCAAATAAAGAAATCACTAAAGGTAATGCTGCAGCTATTCCCACAAGCGACAATGTTAAGTTTTTTGTAAACGGGTCAAGATCAGAAAAAGACTTTGCAACGTTTTTTACAAAGTTAGATAGTTTTTGAAGCGCAGGGATAACTATAGGTAATAAAACCGCACCTAAATCTACAAAAGTTTCCTTTATATTATTTAAAGACTTAGCAAGTTTAAAACTTGAAGATTTTTCAACTTTATCAAAGGCAGTAGAAGTATCGCCCATTGTGTTGTTCATCTTGTCGAATATGGTTTTAGTAGTATCTGCATTTGCTCCCACTAAATCTAAAACACCACTCAACGCTCTAATGTTTCCAAATACTAAGGCTGCAGCATCTTCATTCCCTTCAAACTTTGATTTTAATATTTCTAAAGTAGCCAAAAGTCCATCGTCTGCTAAAGATTTTCGTAAACCTTGTGCAGATAAACCCATGCTTTGCAAAGCACCCTCTGCTTCTGTAGTAGGTTTTAATAAAGATGAAAATATACCTCTTATTTGTGTCGCTGCTTCTGCTGCATTTGTACCTGTTCGAGATAGTGCAGCGAACGCAGCACCTACTTCGTTAAACTCTACACCCATAGCACTCGCCAAAGGTAATACTCTACCCATAGCACCAGCCAATTCTTCGGGGGCAAGTTTACCCTCTCTAACTGTTGCTAACATTACATCTGTAGCGTTTGAAGCACTTAATACCTCTGAGCCGTAAGCATTCATCGCAGAAGTCGCTAAATCTGCAACTGTCTTAGTATCTCCTAAACCAACTGCTGAAGCCATTAAAGAAGCCTCTAATACTTCCATGGCAGTCGCTCCTTTTATACCTGCAGATGTTATAAAAAACAAAGCATCTGCTGCCTCTGTTGATGATATTGCCGTGTCTTTTGCCAACTTCTTAACTCTAACAGACATATTGTCTACCTCATCTCCTGCAATACCTACCAAAGTTTTTATTTTGGTCATTGACTTATCAAAGTCAGAACCCATTTTAACGGCTGCTATTCCTGCAGCAACCAATGGAAGTGTAACGCTACGGGATAAACTCGAACCAAAAGCAGACATTTGTCTCCCCGAAGATTTTAATTTATTAGAAAATTCACTCATACTCGACTGAAAACCTTTAAGACCAGACTTTGCCTTTTTAAGTTCTTTCATTAAGCCGTCAATATTCGCCCCAATTTTTACTTCTAAATCTTCACTCGCCATTTTCTTTAGTTTTTAAATAGTCCTCTCTGGCTTTTCTCATTCTATCCATCATTACAGAGTTAACAGATTCTTTTTTACCCTCTAAGCCCATGTATTTCTCTTGGCTTTTAGGTAGTTTCTTAGGGTCTAAATGCGAGCCGATCATCGACTGATAAGCTATTTCTCTAACTTTATACCAAGAATTTTTTTCCATTCTTCTATAAGCGTGTTGCCTTATACAAAATTCCGCCCAAGTCATATTGTAAACATATTCCAAGGACGGACATTTTAATTCTCCTAAGGCGAAAGAAATAACATCAGAAGCCCAATCTATTTTTTTGACTGGATCGCTTTCTTCTTTCCCACTTTAGCAGGTTCTTTTGGCACGTTTTTAGTCATACTTTCAGTAAACGCTTCTAAGAACTTACTAACTTTTTCAGACACCACACCACCCTCATCGTCTATAACATCCGTAAACGAATACAAATCGTACTCTTTTTCTGCTTTTGCTCTTGTGCATCCGTAAGCGTAAGATTCAAACATTAGTACAGGTATAAACTTAAAAGGATTCTTTTGTATTCCTTGCATGAGTTCGTCAATAGAGCAATCTAACTGCTCTAATAAATTGCCCATGAATCCAAGTCCAAAACAAAAGTCGTGATTCTTATTTTTGAGTTTTATTACTATTCTATTCATATTTATAAAATTTATGCGTTAGGGTCTACTGTTACAATCACACCACTTCCAGAAATTGAACCGCTAAATGTAGTTAATTCGTCACCTGCTGCAGCATCCAAAGATAAATCAGCAAAAACACCATCTCCGTAATAAGCAACATCATCGGCTAAACCTGTATCTAATTTCCATTCTGTATTTGTAGCAGAATCAAATAAACCTCTTAGGTAATCGTGAGATGCTAAAGTAGTTTGTGCACCTGCAGAAGTAGTATCAATATACAGACCCTCGAAAGAAATTTCGTAAGTCGAAGAGCCTGGGTCTTTGATTATTACGTTAGGATTACATTTTGTTTGTGATTCAATCACGTTTTTAGTTTGTGCTAAACTATTAGAAGTTAAGCAAGCGATAGGACGATAAGCAGCACCATCGTAAACGTGCAGAATATGAACCTCGCCTTTAATAAAATTTGACATAGTAAAAATATTTTTAAATTAATTAATTAATTGTTGTAAATATACAATTTTTTTATTATTTTATGCGCAATGATATTCTTATGAAGTTTCTAAAGATTATTTGATTGTCGTTGGTAGAGTTTAAGCCATTAGGAAACGATTGTATTTGACTGATAATACTTAAATTAGATGCAGAATCTAATACTAATGCATCTGTTAATTTTCTAACCTCGTCTGTAATATTGTCCGTAAGTAATCTGTCTCCCATATTACCAGCGCTTTCGTAAATATTGACAATATCTAAAAGTATCTCACTATTCCAAAAATACTCACATTTGTTTGCTTTCTCTACAATGTTTG